CCAAACAACAGGATCAAATTAAATGAAACAAAGAATGTCAGCCAAAGCAGAAAATATACAAGCAGCAATTTTCGCCATTATAATTATTGGTGTTTATTGTTGGGGTCTTGATCAATTTTTGAGTTCCTTATAATGAATTTTGACGAAGACTTTTTTTGCTTTTTCTTGGTGGCAATACCCACCTTGATTATTTTCACAGCCATTATGGATGGGCGCATATAATGAACAAAGATGATCTATTACAATTGGCCGCTATTATTTGCGCCGCCTATGCTTTTGTATTACTCTTTCAAAACTTGATAGTGGGGTGTTAAATGAATGATGATTTGAGTAAATACGACAAGCAATTGATAAAGCTTCATGATGATCTTGGTCATGCAATTGATCGCGTTAATGATTTGTACAAAGCCAAGTTCATCAACCGTGGTGATCGTGATCTTGCAACCATTCAGATGTATGAACAAAGATTGAACATTTTTAATTTGATGCTTGAACGCGACATAGTGGGTGAAACATGATTGATCTGAAAGACTTATACAAAACCTTTGGCCGTGATATTGAATTTTTGAACGCTCTTTGTATAGCCAGCAAAATTGATATTACATATTGGGACATCGCAACAACTGAGCTTTATGCAAGGCGCATGGATATTGTAGAAATGCTTATCAAGAATAAAATTTTAATAGATGACCTGCCACCAGTTGAAATCAGGGATGCAAGACAAGCACTTGATTTGTTTTTTAGAGCCAACAAGGTCAAGCAAGTCAAAAGGAATAAGAAAAAGTGAGCGCCATTGTCACCCCCGAAAGACTTATAGAAATCGCGGGTGATACAAAATCCCCCTGTGAAATTCTCAACTGTCCAAAGATAAAGATTTGCGCGAATGGCTTTGCTTGCATTGCCTTTGAAGATTTCGTTGATGGCATCAAGCCAGATTCAGAAACCTATTCAGAACGATACCTTGAACCAGAAGCAGAAATTTATGACCGCATCTTTTTAGGATCACCTTTTTAATGAATTATTATTTTTGTGATGAACCAACTTTGATAAGCTTTTCAGGTGGCAGAACTTCAGCTTTCATGTTGTTCAAAACACTTGAAGCGCATGATGGCAAGCTTCCTGATTATGTCAAAGTCTGCTTTGCTAATACTGGAAAAGAAATGCCCCACACGCTTGATTTTGTGCGTGACTGTTCTGCAAATTGGGGCGTAAAAATTCATTGGCTAGAATATGATGGCAGAATAAAAAAGCAAGATTCAAAAAATTATAACTATTTCTGGAAGGAAGTTGACCATAAAACTGCAAGCAGGAATGGCGAACCTTTTTCCAAGTTGATTAATGATGTTGGCCAGTTGCCAAACCCAATGAACCGGATGTGCTCTGGGCAAATGAAAATCAGAACCATTCACAGGTTTTTAAAATCTGAAGGTTTTGCTTCACCCTATCAAGCCATGATTGGAATTAGAGCTGATGAACAAAGAAGGGCAATGAAGATGCTAGGTGTTGTTTCTGATGGTTCAGAAAAAATGCTTCCTCTCTATCATGATAATATATCAAAAGAAGATATTGGCGAATTTTGGAAAAAACAAGCATTCGATTTGCAGCTACCCAATAATAATGGGGTAACTGATTGGGGCAATTGTGATCTTTGCTTCCTTAAAGGTAAATCAAAAAGATTATCAATCATTCAGCAGAAGCCAGAACTTGCTGATTGGTGGTTAAGAGAAGAAAAAAAACAGGGTGATTATTTCAATAGGCTAGAACTTGGCTATGAAGAATTAAAAATTATTGCAACTGACCAACAAGGTTTTGATTTTGGTAATGATCAATCAATATCTTGTTTTTGTGGGGACTAAATGAAGAAAACAAAACTAAACCAGAAAGGCAACATGACATTGAACCGCCGCGACAGGCATTGGCTAAAGCGTAAAGGTATCAATTCATCTGAGTATTCAACTGTCGGGATCATTCACTACCTTTGGCTGACTGACTATCTAAGCAGGAACCCCAAGGTAGTGAATGATTCGCGCCCGGGTAAAATCTATGATTAATTTGATGCAAGGTGATTGCCTTGAACGCATGAAAGAAATACCTGATGGTAGTGTTGATATGATATTGACAGATCCGCCGTATGGCACTACTCGATGTAAATGGGATTCGGTTATCTCAATAGATAACATGTGGCATGAATTGAAAAGAATTATTAAGCCTGATGGGGCTATTGTTTTGACAGCCGCCCAACCATTCACAAGTGTTTTAGTTTGCTCTAATTTAAAACAATTTAAATATGATTGGGTTTGGCAGAAAGAAGCAGGAACAGGCATGTTAAACGCGAAAAAGCAACCTCTGCGAGATGCCGAATCTGTCCTTGTTTTTTATAAAAAGCAACCAACATACAATCCACAATTCACAAAAGGTAAACCATATACTGTAAAAAAAGGAAGCGATTCGCAGCTTTATAATAAGTCAGAAAATGTTGTCACAGTTAATACTGGCAAGCGATACCCCAAAACTGTGCAAAAATTTAATCGTGATCGTGGTAGCTTTCACCCAACCCAAAAGCCAGTGGCTCTTATGGAATACTTAATCAAAACCTATACAAACGAGAATCAAACAATTTTGGATTTCACTATGGGTTCAGGTTCAACTGGTGTGGCTTGCGTCAATACTGGGCGCAACTTCATAGGCATTGAACTTGATGAAGAATATTTTAATATAGCTAGTGAGAGAATAAAACAATCAGAAGAAACCCTTAAACAACAAATTAAAAAAGTGGTATGAAAATGAATTATCTTGATTTCGTTAATGATCGTGAAACCTTAGCTGATGCAATTGGTGATGGTGTGGCCTATGCCATTGAATCTGATTCAGAAGCCTTTGAACAAATGCTAGAAGCGCTGACATCAAATGATAACGCTCAACTGGGTAAGCTGGTGCGTGAACATATACGCGCAATCATTGAAGATGAATGGGCTTTGACTTGTCCTTATTAGGGGATCAATAGTGATTAAGCATAAGAAACAGCTAGTGATGACAGGGCCGCATGAGATTGGCAAGCTGCTACACTTGGAAGAACTGAAGGGCGCATTCCCTGATGGTGGTTATCAGATAACAATTGAACCATTGTCAAAGGTCAAAAAGCCAAGATCTACGGCGCAGAACGCCGCACTTCACTTGTTCTTTGATTGGCTTGCTATGGAACTTAATGCGGAAGGGCTGACACAAAAGCTTGTCTTTGAGAATCTTAAAGATGGTTCCCATGCTTGTTGGGATAGGGATTCAACCAAGAACCTTTGGCGCATCATGCAAAGGGCATTGGTACAAAAAAACAGCACTTCAGAACTGACCACCTCAGAAGTTGATAAAATCTATTCAGCCCTCCAAGCTTTCTTTCTTGCCCGCATGAATTTCACCATCACAGAATTTCCATCAAGGGATGATTTGTAATGCCAAAGACTACACCAAGAACAAACGCGCTGAACACGCTTCAAAAGCTTGTCAGGATTAAAGCAGCAGATGACCAAGGGTTTTGTTCGTGTGTAACCTGTGGGGTCACAAGGCAATGGAATGAAGGAATGCAAGGCGGGCATTTCATAGCTAAGGGCAAAGGCGGAACAAATGAATGGGCATTGATTGAAGAAAATGTTCATCCACAATGCGCCGCTTGCAATGGTTTTAGAATGCGATATGGTAATGCAGAAGCATCCTACACTTTATATATGGTTGACATGTATGGCCGTGAACAAGTTGACTTGATGATTAATCGAAACAAAGTCACCAAGTACAGCAAGCAAGATTTGATAGATATGACAACAGAATGGAAACAGCAAATCAATTATCACTTGAAAAGGATTGGCCAAGCATGAAGAAAGGAAGAAGACATTTATTCATTCCAGATATGCAGGTAACACCTGAAACGCCAACTGATCACCTTAATTGGATTGGGCGCTATATTGTATCGGCTCAACCTGATGTGATCGTGTGTATTGGTGACTTTGCTGATATGGAATCACTTTCATCTTATGACAAAGGCAAGAAAACCTTTGAAGGTCGAAGGTATTTAAAAGACATTAGCGCTGCCAATGCTGCAATGAAAGTAATGATGGCACCCATCCATAAACACAACAAGCAAAGGTTGAAGCGAAAGGTCAAACAATGGAAGCCACAGATGGTGATGACATTGGGCAACCATGAACACAGAATCAACCGAGCTGTACAAAATGATGCAACCTTGTCAGGTGTACTTTCAACTGATCATCTGAACTACGCTGGCCAAGGCTGGCAAGTGATTCCCTTTCTTGATGTGATTGAAATTGATGGTGTTCATTACAGCCATTACTTTTCAAACCCCATGACTGGCAAGCCATATGGTGGCACCTCAATTGATACCAGATTGAAAACAGTTGGCTTCTCTTTCTCGATGGGACATCAACAAACCTATATTACCGGGCAAAGGTTCCTAAACAATGGGGCGCGTCTGCGTGGGCTGGTTTGTGGTGCTGGCTATCTACACTCAGAAGATTACATTGGCGCACAGGGGAACACTGAATGGCGTGGGATACTTGTTAAGAATGAAGTCTCAAATGGTAGCTATGATTTGACAGAAGTATCACTTGATTATCTGTGCAGGAAATACGAAAAGAAACCTTTATGGTTATTCATGGAACAGAACTACCCTGAGATATTCGCATCTTCAACGCGATACCATAGACAAAAGAAAGAACAAACTGATGAAGCATGATTCAACGTCAATCATCGCCCTAGTTGATATGATTGAAAAAGAGCGAACGCTTGATAATTTTGTGACAATTAGCACAGTTCGCAGTTATACTGACATTGATCAAATCAATAAAAGAATGAATGAAGGAATGACACTTGAACAAGCTTTGAATTATGCTGAGTTCACAGAAAGATTATATGTTTCAAAACCCCAAGACGGAGAACCCCACTAATGAAACAATCAGAATCAATTGCTAAGTTGGCAACCGCTTTATCAATTGCTCAAAGTCAAATTGGTGGTGCTGTTAAATCAAGCACCAACCCTTTTTTCAAGTCATCATATGCTGATCTGGGTGATTGTATTCGAGCCATGAAAGAACCCTTTGCAGCTAATGGGTTGTCAATGATTCAGATGCCAATCACAAACCTGATTGAAAAGTCTGTTGGAGTCACAACCAGAATAATGCACTCCTCTGGTGAGTGGATCGAAGGTGAGTATTTCTTGCCGCTGACAAAGTTTGATAGTCAATCTGTGGGTAGTGCGCTCAGTTATGCAAGAAGATATTCAATATCAGCAGTATGTTTAATTCCACAAACAGATGACGATGCGAATGCAGCAAGCCTGAAGGTTGATCAAACCAAGGTCAAAGCGATTGGTGATAATCGAAAAGCTGAATGTGATCAGGTGTTAAGCAACAACACAGAAACAGTTGAAGCAATGAAAGCCTATCTTGCAGAAGAAACGCAAGCGGGCATTGACCTTGCCAAAGAATGCTTTTCAGAACTGTCTGAGGACGAACAGCAAGCCCTGTGGCTGGCACCAAGCAAGGGCGGATGCTTCACAACACGAGAGCGCCATCTTCTAAAGGTGGGCCTGTCATGAGCCTTCTAACGCTTGGATACTTTGGGACTGCGTTGGCGTTGCTTGCTTATGTTTTTTATACGTCAAGGCTTGCGGTCCATCTGTCAATTGCGGCTTATACAATATTGATATATCAGTGCTGGGTTTTAGGCGCTTATAATATTATTGTTCTTTATGTCGTGGGGCTGTTGTGGTATCTGTTTGTGATGTATAAAATAGGCTCTCAAATGAATGATGCAGATTTAAAAAATCCATCAAATGAAACCAAAAAGGAAAAGTGAAAATGTCAAATTATGATAATACGAACCGTGGTCAGGTCTGGGTAAACGATAAGAAGGATAGTGAACGCCATCCAGATTTGAAGGGTTCAATCAATGTGGACGGTAAGGAATTCTGGCTTAGTGCTTGGAAGAAGAAACCAGATGCAAACCCCAAAGCGCCTGTGCTGTCGTTTAGCATTCAGCCAAAGGATGAACAATCAGCGCCTAAGCCCCAAGCTGCCGCGCCAGCAGCTATAAGCAATGACGATGAAGATTTGCCTTGGTAGAATAAAACGCCCTGTGCAAGCTGTAAACTGTGCAACCCCTTGATCAGTATGCAGCAAACACAGGGCATCATTTAAGATTCAAAAACAGAATTTGTTGTTGATTCATTAATAGTTGGTGTTAAGTAAAATATCCAATAAGAAACCGCACCAAACAAGCCACCTCTAGTAAGATCGTTTGCATCTTGATTTGTGTAAGACAAACGCAAATCCCTTGTTCCATTGCTTTCAAAGTAATTATTTAAACCCCTATCAAGTTCAACGTCATTCATTGAACTGTTTTGATTAATCATTACTAAGCATTGGTTGAAAACTTCAGTTCTTGCAGAAGCACCTGTTGAACCTGAAACATAATAGTTTTTAATGAAATACTCTTCGCCGCCTGTCAATGACAGTGTAACCTGATCTTTCTGAATAGCTGCTTGAATAAAGTTGTGTGTGAATCTAATCACGCCGTCAACTATAAATTCAGTTTTAACAATATAATTGTTGCTTGTTCCAAATTGTCTAAACAAACTACTGCAATAGAAAGTATAATCACCTGCTC